AGTTGTCATAGTTATTATAAAAAATAGGTTTTATCATAAATCATGCTAAAAACAAAAAAAAACCGTGACAACTATGACAACTATGACAAATCGTTGATTTGCAAAGTGTATTTGTTGGCACGGTTTAGTTTAAGCTATGACAAAACTATGACTAAATGCGGTATTTTGTGCGTTGATTTAAAACTAAATTATCAAAAACCTTAAATGAATTTTCATCGATAGTTGACGTTATCATTGATTCATCTAAAAAGTAAACACTTATTTTTCTGCTAGTAAACTGAACGGACGGTCTGCCCTTTATCACATTACCAAGCCTAGAAATCACGCGCCCGAACGTTGTTTGCGTACATGTATAACTCTCACCGTTTTCAGCCGCCCAGCACTTATACGCCCAATAAAGTGACGTAGCTGCCACTGTTTCAACGGGAAATATCGTTTCATTTGCCAGCCATTCGCGCACGAACGCCTGTTCACTTGGCAGGTTAGCATCAGTAACCTTTTTCTTAGCATCGGTCACTAGCGGCTTTGTATGCTCGTTAAAATCTCCATAATCATATTTCAACAAGTAACCGTACAAATCCGACACAACAATTTCTTTCTTGAGCTGTGTAAAATGCTCATGTGTCATGTGCGGTTTAAAAATGTTCTCAGTAAAATGAAAGCGTCTATCGCCTTCACTTGCATCAATGGGTACATCCTCATTGGATAAAAAAACAAAATTAGCAAAATTAGGCTCGACACGTTCAGGCATGGACTTTTGATTGATGTAAACATACGGCTCAGTGATTAACTGCTTTAACTTGCCTTTGATGTGTCTGCGTTCGCGTCTTGATACAACCTCATTTGCAACAAGAAACAACTTACATGACGCCCAAGCGTTAAATTGCGATTCAATCTGTGATTGCCCTATTTCATCACCATATCGCCCGAAAATGTCCTTCACGGCATTTACGAGAATATTCTTCCCTGTTCCCTCATCACCGTAGATAACAAGCGATGTGCGCATCTTAGCGCCTAAATTTTGCAGCATATAAGCAAACCATGACGTGATCCACTTTACTGACGCCATGTCGTTGTCGCAAATATCCATCAAGTGCATGTGCCACGCTTTCCAGCCGTTCCCATAAGTTGGGCGCATTTGAATACCTGTGAACATGTTAATTTGCCCGCTTTTCACGCCCGATGGTGAGAAAACTAAATCGGTTGCCGGAACAATTTGGCGGTTCGGGTCTGATTGCCAAATCTTATAAGACATTGGAAACGATAACTTCACATGCTCAACTTTCAGCATTGCGCCTGTTGATATGTCCCACACGCAATTCGTCCCATGTAGCATGATGTAATTTTGCGCTAAATAGGCGTGTGAATCGGTCAATCTTTGCGCTTGAGCAGCGACTTCTTCTTCAAACTCCTGCTCTAAATCGGCTTTTCTTTTTTTAGGCATCGTAACGCTCGTCATAATTAAAAATCTCCAGTGGATAACCACATAATTCTATTTCTTGTTTGATTTTGAAACGTATTTGATACGCTCCACCGCGTAAAGCGTACAAAGCCACGCGCTTTCTGTACGTTAAATCGCTATCCCCGAGGCAATGCGCAAAAATAATGTGATTGCGCATGATTGAAAAATCATACTCGGCGGGATTGTCGCCAGCGGGTAAAATAACGCTGTCATCGGATATGTCGTGCTTGGCGTCCCATGACTTGCTACCCAAATACAGATAACAGACTTTTAACCCGTCAATCGTTGGCTTACCGTGAAATTTCTGCGAATAAGCGAGTTTTTTAAGGCGTGATACGGTCATTTTAGTAACTCCATTGCATCGGTAACGCTGCGACAAATTCCGGCTATGCCACCACGGGCGGCTACCATATCACACCATGCCTGTTGTGATTCAGATATTTTGCCTTTGGGTGTTTTGACTTCAATGCTGACAAAAACCGCCACATCTTGCCCGATCATGTCGGGCGTGATGGTGACTGTTTTAAATCCGATAAGGTCAGCGCTGCCTTTGCACAGCCCAAAACTAACTAGCTGCCCGTTAATGACTGCGCTGCCTGTGTTGTTGCGAAATAGCCGGATGTTGGGCGCTGATAATGCAAGGCGGATGTGTTGTTGTATTTGTTGTTCTGTCACGCTATCACCCTTTCTCAGTATGTTCAAAAACTAACTGCAATAATTGATTGGCAATCTCCTCAACTATTTCTATATCGTCAAAAAAATAAACATCTTTATGCTCTAAAATTCCTCCTATTGACATAGTTAAAGTCATGCTTGGTGTACCATGAAACATTTCTGTTGATACACCTTGGTCGCTATAAATTCTGTGATGGGTTTGTGATACCTTCATGCCATCACCATCCCACGTTTTTTATTCTGCCAAGCGTTACGCTGTTCAATAATTCGTTTTGCCCACTGCACTGGGTATTGATACCCACGAGAGCGACCAAGAGCCACCAACTCCTCAAGCGTTCGCGCTTGCACCAGCTCCACGCGCTTTTGTGCTTTTATTTCATCGAGTGGCGTGATCTCGACCAATTGCGCATCGGTATCAACTTCAATAACGCTGCGTTTTTCGGTCACTTTGCCACACTCAGGACACGCATCTGGATACTCAGCTTTGCTATATGCACAAAAACAACTCGCACACACATGAACCGCAGGGGCTTTATCGTTTTCACCTTTGCGCGACTTTTTCTTTTTGCCATCGAGCGACCACTCGCGCTCATCAGTCACGAAACCGTGTGAATGGGTTAAACCCGCATGATCTAAAATGACTACATCGTTTTTCCCTGTAGCGGTTCGCATACCTCGACCAACTGCCTGCAAGTAGATTGTCACCGATTGCGTAGGACGTGCTAAAATAACGCATGATGTTGCAGGGTGGTCAAAACCCTCAATCATGATTCCCATATTAGATAAAACGCTAAATTTACCTGCTTTAAAATCCTCAATAATTCTATCGCGTAAATAAGCCGGTGTTTTAGCGTCTAAATGTTTTGCTAAAACCCCGCTTGCGTTAAATTCTTCAACGATATGCTCACTATGCGCCACGCTAGACGCAAAACAAATCGTTGAGCGTCCTTGTGCGTGTTGTTTCCAGTGCTTGACAATGTCGCCCGTAATGCTTGATTTATCCATTTCCGCAGCAACCTGCGTTGCATCATAATCACCACGAACCACTTTAAACGCGCCAAGATTTGGCACAAAAGGCGCAAACACGCGCGGTTGAACTAAAAATCCCTGCTCAATTAAATCGCGCATTGGGATAACCTGCGTCATGTCCTGATAAATCTCGCCTAGTCCGCGCCCGTCTGTTCTGATTGGCGTGGCTGTCAATCCGATAATAACCGAATCTTTATAATGCGCGACTAAATCAAGAAACGACTTCGACACGCTCAAATGTGCCTCATCAAAGAAAACCACGTCTGCTTTGGGCTTGTGGCGTTGGCGTAAAGTTTGAACGCTTGCCACTTGCACTAAATCGTGCGGCTGATAACGCGGATGATCTGCCATGATGACACCGTGATCAATCTCCATTGAATCCAGTTTTACGCTAGTTTGCCCAATAATTTCTTTTCTATGCGCTACAAATAAAACGTGTTTTCCTTTGTTTACCGCTGATTCGATAATACGCGCGGCTATATGCGTTTTACCTGCGCCTGTGGACGCTTGAACAAGAACACGCTTGCTACCACCTGCGATAATGTTTCTTACGCCTTGAATGGCGTTTATTTGGTAATCTCTATCTTTCATATATGTCCGGTCTGATTTGTTCGCGGGTAATTTTTCCGTTACTCGCTTTTTCGATGTTAATTGCCTGCTTTAGCGGTATCTGATTAGCTGCAATCCATTGTGTAACGTTTTGCGGCTTAATGTTTAACGCCTTTGCTAGACGGTATTGCGTACCAAAAAACTCAATAATTTTTTCTATTTCCATAATTTCCTCTGTATTGCGTTGTGATAATAATAAAGTAAATATTGATTACTGTAAAGATTTGCTTTATACTTTATCACAAATCAACACCACTAGGAGAGTAAAATGCAGTTAGCAACCATAGACGATATAAAAAACGGGGTAGTCGTCAACCCAAACGTCAAAAAATTTGATGACCTTATGAATCAGCAGCCAATTGAAGAATGGGTAAAAAAACATCCGTACATTGCAGGTTATCGTTATTTGCCAATCGATAAAGTTGAAACCTTAATGAAAGCCATTTTCCCTCAATGGAAAATTGAAATCACAGGACAAGGAACAGCGTTCAACGGTGTATGGGTAACGGTTCGCGTTCATTATTTACACCCAGTGACCAACGAATGGAATTTTCACGATGGCATTGGTGCTGCGCAGCTTCAAACAAAAAAAGGCAGTAGTGTTGCGGATTTATCAAGCATTAACAATGGCGCGTTATCAATGGCGTTTCCGTTAGCTAAAACGGTAGCCATTAAAGATGCTTGCGATCATTTTGGTGATTTATTTGGCGCAAACTTAAATAGACGTGATGTTTTAAGCGTTGACGAAATTAAAGACGAAGTACGTTTTATTTCTCAAGATTGGAATTACGCAATTGAACAACTTACAGCAAAAACTGAGCTGCTAAGTGAAAAAGAATTAAATTATGCGCATCGGATTGTGAACAACCGTGAAAAAACGAGCTATAAAAAATTGATTTTATTTTTGGAGGGTAAATAATGAGAGCAGGAACGTTTAGCAGTAGTAACATTTATAAATTGATGACCAACGGCAAAGCGGCTGATTCACTTGGTAAGCCAGCGTTAACGTACATTGAAGAAACGCGCTATGAAATGCGACTAGGTAGATCACTAAGCACCGACCAATCGTCACGCCCTGCATTATGGGGTACGTTTGTTGAGTCTTATGTAAACGATCATCACATCGGCTTAGAATATGAATTGGCATCAACCGAGCGCATAACACATTCAACCATGCCGCGTTGGACAGGTGCGCCGGATTTAATCGGGAATGATTGCGTGGGTGATATTAAATGCCCACAATTAAAAAACTTTTGCGAGCTGGAGAAATCGTTTAAAAATGATTCACTGCGCGAGGACTTCCCAGAATATTACTGGCAGTTAGTCAGCAATGCTATTTTGACGGGCAAAAGTCACGCGGAGTTGATTGTTTTTTGTCCGTATCAAGAAGAATTGGACGCAATTAGATCAGCGGCATTAGAACAGGACGATAGACGCTTTCATTTTATCGCTAACGCAAAAGATGAAGAATTACCGTATTTGATAGAGGGGGGATATTATAAAAACGTCATTTGCTACAAATGGCAAGTGACACAAGCGGAGCGCGATGAGTTAACATCTCGCGTTGTATTAGCAACATCAATTTTAGTAACAGGACTTTGGGCATGAGTAACGTGATTAGTTTTACAGGTACAGTTGGACGTGATGCGGAAGTAAGAAGTACAGCAAGCGGACAAACTGTTTTAAATGTGGCGGTAGCCAATAACATCGGCTTTGGTGACAAGCAGCAAACGATTTGGTTTCGTGTTGCATTGTGGGGCAAGCGGGCAGAAGGTAGCTTAAAAGATTACCTAAAGAAAGGGCAACAGGTGTTCATATCGGGCGAAATGACGCAAAGCGAATTTGTAGGAACGGACGGAGTTAAAAAAACCACGTTAGAGGTAAATGCAAATATTATTGATTTAGTCGGCAAACGCGACACAGCAGCGCAACCGCAAGCGCAGCCGCAACCAGTGTACCAATCTCCGCAGGCGGCTTATGCGGAGTTACATGCAGCGGCGGCAAGGTCTCCAGCGGGTTTAAATGGTGAATATTTACCAGCTCGTGATGATGATATTCCGTTCTAATAAATAATTGCTTGCATATAGTAAAGTTTTGCTTTACTATATGCACACGTTCACAAGAACGCAAACAAAAATAAAATAACTTTAGGAGATTTAATCATGGCAATGACAACAATAGTAATTAACAACGACACAGTAGCGCCAATTTATACAAGCGTTGAAATTGGTGATTATGTAGAAACCGAAACACTTGACGAGAATGGAATGAAAATCAAAGTAAATGGCATTGTTACTGATATTTTAGGAGAATAAAAATGCAAGTCACCATTTACTTTTCAATTATCACCAACGATTTAGTTAACATTGGCGTTAAAGCCACAGCAACATTATCAGGCAAATACGTTCCTGCTACTTTTTACCACCCTATCGAAGATGATCGTGAGTGCATGGTTGATGAGATTGATTTTTTTGGCGAAGATGGCGAAGAAAAAATTGCAGGATCAGAAACGTTAAAAGAAATCGTTTACAAACACGTTGATCATTTGTCCCATAGAATTTATGCAGACGCGGAATTGGGCAGACACAAAATCTCAATTGCTGACTTTAAATCGAATTTAAACTACGCAAAGTTTTAAAAAACAACTCCTACCTAGCCGCTAAGACAAGTGGCATTTTTTTAACAAAGGTGATTTATGATTGAATTTTTAAAAATGTTAGACGAAACCGGCATTGCTTATGTGATTTTTATTTTAACTGCTGTTTACTTCTGGTGGCAAAATGGAAAAGCAAGAATGGAGCTTTATTTTCTTAAGCGTCAACTTCTTAAATTAAAGGCAAGTTTATGACCAAAGAAATAAAAACAGGTGGTGCAGCATTTCCATTGCCAATGGGTTCAGAAACTACACAAGGTTCAGAGGGTATGACATTGCGTGATTATTTTGCGGCTAAAGCAATGCAAGGTTTTTGTGTGGCGGGTAATATACATTTTGTTGATGTAGATGTTTCAACTAAAAAGGCTTATTTAATGGCAGATGCAATGTTAAAAGTAAGGGGTGAATTATGAGAAAACATACAAAAGGTCCGTGGAAAATTGATGGTAAAACAGAACTGTGTATTACTGATGTTGACGATATTAGTAGATTTATTGGTTCGGCATCTATTATGGGGGCTGGTAATAACTATGCAGAAGCATACGAAGAAGCAAAAGCTAATGCAAGACTAATGGCTGCTGCGCCGGATTTGCTTGATGCTTTAGAGGCAATGATAGACAGCGGTGAAATAGCGTATTGTTACTCATCGCCGTTGGTTATATTAGCTAAAAAAGCTATTGATAAAGCATTGGGAGAATAAAAATGAGCGCAACACTAGCACTAACGCTGTCATTTTTAACGATTGACACCAACATCGACAAGCGCGGCAAAACAACCACGCACGAAGTAATCGCATACACAACAACAGTTATACCCTACGACACCATGCAAGCATGCAACAACGCAAAAGAAGAATATAACTTTGCAGTAGGCGCATATCAGTTATTTAAACGCCCTACGCGCATTATTGGCGCAATTTGTAATGACAGCAAAACGGGAGTGGTCGAATGAAGTACGACATTGCATTGCTACTTGCTGCGTTGGCAGTGGGTATTTTGATTGGAGGTGGCGTTCATGCTTTTACACATCGCCATTACCAAGAAGTGATTAAAACAACCATTGGTGAATTCATTATTCATGATGGCAAAATTTACAGCGTGTATGAAATGGAACGCAATGTTAAGGGCGATATGGTGGCAAGATGAAACAAATTGCGTTAAAAGATCATTTAGAAAACCGCCTGCGTGAACTAAAAGAAGAACGCAGACGGTTAAAAAATCAAAAGTTGCGTTCAATTAAAGAAAGCAACGACATAAAATTTATTTTAAAGGAGTTAGATAAACATGGCTGAGTTAATATTTTGGACTGGGATTTTTGTTTTGATTGTGTGTTTTATGGTGGAG